GTGCGTGGCCGGGCGGATCAGACGCAGGTATCCTATGAGCTGCTGGCTCCGCTCGTTGTTGCCGGCGAGGAATCTCCGGAGGAGCCTTCGATCCGGGAGCGCGGTATGGAGCTGATGTTTTCCAAGAAGGACCTCAAGGAAGCTGCGACCCGGGAGGCATTCAATCATATTCTGCGCGGAACGGAAACGCTGACCAAGATTGGCCGCCTGCTGCTGGATACTGCGTTGACGCTGAACAAGGCGAGCATAGCCGAGTGGCACCGGGAAGCAAAGGGCCTGTTCAATCCGGAGCTGCCCTCCCGCGTGGTTAATAATCTGGCCTGCTGCATGGTCGGCCTGCGCGTCATGGAAACGGCGCTGAACCGGCGCGGTCTGACATGGTCACAGGTCTATCCGATTCCGCTGGATGCCTGCGCGAAATGGTTGGAGCGTGGAACCCGGGAATACCTGCTGGACGGCGGCACCAGTAACAAGACGGTTGTAGAGCAATCGCTGGAAATCATGGACCGGATGGGCATGACGGACGAGGAATGCCGGTTTCTGGATGCGGATCACGTGGCGATCCACTTTAAGGGCGTGTACGACCGGTTCACGGAGTATATCCGGACCAAGGCAATCACTACTGAGCACCTGCAGTACGGCCAGTTCATGAAGCAGCTCCGGAAATCGGACTTGTATGTGGAAACGAAAGTGATTCGGATGGGCAGCGGTGACCCGAAGAAAGCGGCGGTGTTGGATTATGCGGAAATTAAGCGGCGGTGTGATGTCGATGGCTTTATCAAATCACAGATTGTTCCTTTATCCTGATGTTACCGTTACCCAAAAACCACAATTTCTATAGGTACGTATGAGAGCAAAATTTCTCTCGTGCATGCGCGCATGCGTGTACGCGTATAAAAAAAGATAGACCTATAGAAAACCCGGTAACCCGGTAACGCAGTAACAAAACCGCCTGTGGCTTATATTACAACGATTCTGGCAGATGGCCAGCTTCAAGACGTAACCCAACTGTGGTTATGCGGAGGGAAAATGGCGGAACGAGACATTGTGGCAGCCATTCTGCGGCTGCTGAAGAAAACCCCGGGATGCTTCAGCTGGAAGACCCACGGGGGTGCTTACGGGACAGCAGGTATCCCAGACATAATTGCCTGCCTTCACGGACGGTTCCTGGCTTTTGAAGTCAAAACCGAGACCGGCAAATTATCAAAGCTGCAAGAAATCACGATACAACGAATCAGGGAAGCAAAAGGCAAAGCGTTCACCGTAAGATCAGCCGCGGAGGTGGCGGCCATTCTGAAGGACATGGAGGACGAAGCCTTATGAAATATGAGTATCCGATGGCCTGTGAGTATCTGGGCCGGGTGCGGGACGCGGAGCGGAATGTAGAACGGATGAAGGAGCGCATGCTCAACATGCGGATGCTGCTGACTGACACTTCGGTCCATCTGACAGACATGCCCCACTCCGATTCCCCTGACCTGCAGAAACATGAAACAATCTATGCTGCGATTGATGAGCTTGAGCGGGAAATCAAGAAGTCGGAGAAGGAAGCTGATGATATCCGGGCTGAGATCGGACTGACGGTCTGCAAGTTATCGGACCCGCTCTCCCAGCGCGCTCTTATTTATCACTACCTGCAGGGAATGAGCTGGCGGGAGGCGGCTGAGCAGATGAAATTCAGCCAGACGCAGGTTTATCGCTTCCGTGACGCAGGATATGCGGAACTGGAAGAAATGCTGAAGGCAGCATGAATCCGGAAATAACGAAGGGCACCACTGTGATGATCAGCGGTGCCCCTTTTTTCCTTTTTTCATGTCATTCGTTTATTTATTCGGATCAAATACCTCTGTTGTGACAATTTTACCGGAAGAATAGCGAACGGCACTCTTTTTGGTAATCCCGTCTGTCATTTTAATCACTTGACGACCGGTTTGGGTAACTCTCGCCTGCAGATCCGTATTCCCAGAATGGAGCTCCATATGATCACCTGGTTTCGACAACAAGTTTCCGAAAAAGCCGCCAATCCGATTAATAAGACCGTTGTTTGCCATTAATAGTCCTCCCTTGCCGCATCTCGGTAACCGAAAAAATTCTGCGTTGATATGCAGTATTCCTGCTTCAAGAGGAAAAAATTACCATCCCTGTGGCCGCCAACCGTCTTCAAAGTCACGCCACTCCTCTGGTCTGATATCTCTTCTTCCGACTATTTCTGCCGAATGCTTCTCCCACATGTCTGCTTGTGCTGTCGCTTCTTCGAGTGTTATTTCACCGTTTTCCATAAGTTCTGCCCATTCATCAGCCTTTACGGGGTCCCAGAACATGGCCAGTCTATCATGAATATCCTGCGGCATTTTCATCTCGTTTTCATCGCCTCCTTCAACAAAATCCATATCGTTATTCTCTTCATCATGTCTACTCAGCACAATTGCGGTGGCAATTCCGGCTGCAAATGTCAAACCAGTTATTACAATAGGCTTCCAGTATCGCTTGACGAATCTGCAAGTAACAATGGCTCCGGTTTTTATTCCATCGCCTACTGCAACGAGGCCTTCTCCCAACACATCAACCACAGTGCGTGGCTTTTGTTGGTTTTCCATCACAACGCTCCTTTCCTATGATAATACAGGAACACCTATGCTTAACAGAGAGGTCCTCCAGCAGCGCCTTCAATTCCTCCATCCGTTGGCTGATTTGCTGGCAGTTCGCCTCCTGATATAATAATGATAACATGTATGTATGCGGGAATACAGGACCAGCTCGGACAAATGGGCAGTGTTATTTTGCTGTTCCCAGTGAAAAATCCCCAAAAAGGAGCATGATGGAGCATCATGGATCACATTGAAATATTGAGGGAGGTATGGACTTGTGATATCCTTATACTGGTCAAAAAGATGAGGGACGGACGAGGATGCCGAGAAAACCGAAAACGCCGTGTAGATATCCGGGATGCGCAAAGCTCTCGGATTCTTCATATTGTCCGGAGCACCAGAAACTGGTATCCAGCCAATATAATCGTTACGGACGATCAGAAGCGATGAAGCACAGATATAACGGAGCGTGGCCGAAGATACGGTCACGCTTTTTGCATACCCACCCACTGTGCCAGGTATGCATGAAGGAAGGCCGGACTACTCCCGCGGAGGAAGTTCATCATATCCTGCCGCTGGCAGATGGTGGCACCCATGATCCGGACAACCTCATGGCCCTGTGCAAGCCCTGTCATTCCAGAATCACAGCCACTGAAGGTGGCCGCTGGGGAAAGAAAGGAAAACCATGAAGATCACCTGCTTTGCGAAGCGCGGGACCGGCTGCGATTGCCTGACCGTCAAACGCTGCCCGGGTTACCGGAACTGTGCCTTCTATAAGAATGTGGCGCAGTATGCTGCGGACCAAGCGCAGGCTAACATGCACCTGCGACAGATGCCGCTGGTAGAGCAGAAAGCCATTGCCGACCAGTATTATGACGGCGAGATGCCGTGGGCGATCCCCGACAGTGAGGAGCACCCCTCCGGTGAACCGCTCCTTTTTTAGCGTCTGTGGACTCCCAGGGGGGAGCAAAATCTCAAAATTCGCCGCGGAACATAGCGGGGCCGCAATCGCGCGCGCATTTTCGCGTATTCAAATGCGGGTATAGGTCCCAAAACCGGTTACAAGTTACAACGGAGGGTGCGGGATGGATCAGGATACCAGAACGGCAGCCGAAAAGCTGACCGAGAATGACTATGACAACATTATCATTCTGCAGAACCCGGACTATGATGCTGCGCTGATTGGCGTGAGCATTGACAACCGGGCTGTGTACGATTACTCGAAGATGATCGAGTGCCGCAGGGCGGATGGCATGTCGGATGACGAAGCGGTGGATTTCATTGAGTTCAACACCATGCGCGCCGTTGCCTACGCCGGGCCTGCCGGACCGATCATTTTTCACCCTCTGGACTGACCGAAGGGAGACAGGAACGTGGCGAAGGACGGAACCATGCGCGGCGGTGCCCGTGTGAATGCAGGGCGGAAGCCGAAGGCGCTGAAGGATAAGATCGACAACGGGAATCCGGGAAAGCGGAACCTGACGGTTCTGGATTTCACCGGTGCAGCGGTCGATCTGGAAGGTCGGGACATGCCGCCTCCGAAAGAATACCTGGCAGCCAAGCAAAAGAACGGCAAGGACCTGATTGCCGCGGATGTCTATAAGGAGACCTGGCATTGGCTGGCGGAGCGGGGCTGTGCGAAACTGGTCCCGCAGCAGCTGATCGAGCAGTATTCCATGGCGATCAGCCGGTGGATACAGTGCGAGGAAAGCATCACGGAGTTCGGTTTTCTGGCGAAACACCCGACAACCGGCAGTGCGATCCCTTCCCCGTATGTGGCCATGAGCCAGTCCTTCGGGAAGCTGGCCAACAATCTCTGGTATCAGATCTATCAGGTGGTGAAGGAGAACTGCACCACGGACTATAAGGGAGCCACGCCTCATGACGACATGATGGAGCGGCTCCTTTCCGCACGACACGGAGGGTAATCCATGAACGTAAAAACGATCTCCCTGGCGGAGATTCATCCTTACGCGAACAACCCCAGGAAGAATGACGAAGCCGTGGCCGGCGTTGCTGCCAGTATCAAGCGCTTCGGCTTCCTGATCCCGATGGTCATTGACCGGAACGGGGAAATCATCTGCGGCCACACCCGGTACAAGGCCGCCAAGCAGCTGGGACTGAAGGAAGTTCCATGCGTGATAGCAGACGAGCTGACCGAGGACGAGATTAAAGCCTTCCGCCTGGCGGACAACAAGGTTTCCGAAAAAGCGCAGTGGGATATGGACCTGCTGCCGGTGGAACTGGCCGGGATCATGCTGCCCATGGAGGACTTTGGGTTCGAAAGCATTTCGCCGGACGATTTCGGGGAAAACTTCGTGCTGGACGAAGGCGGGAAAAAGCCGTTTCAGCAGATCTCCATCACCGTCCATGATAAGCAGGCGGAGCTGATTCTCCGGGCGATCAAGTACGTGTACGATCACAACGCCGTGACGGAGACGTTCACGAACGAGAATCATAACGGCAACGGACTGTATGAGGTGGTGAGAGAATGGGCCGCGCTAAAGAAATTGTCGTGAAGGTGATCCCTTCCGCGATTGCCAACCCGTTCATCAAAGCCCACCATTATTCCGGGAAGGTCGTGAACAACTCAAAGCTCCACTTCGGCGTGTTTCTGGACGGCCAGCTGCATGGCGTCATGAGCTACGGCCCGAGCCTCGATAAGAGTAAGATCATCGGGCTCGTGGCGGATACCGGCTGGAACGAATTCCTGGAACTGAACCGGATGGCCTTTGACGCGGTGCTGCCGCGGGATTCCGAGAGCAGAGCGATTTCCGTGAGTCTTCGCCTGCTGAAGAAATACGCACCGCAGGTCAAGTGGGTGATTTCTTTCGCGGATGCCTGTTCCTGCGGGGACGGCACCATTTACCGGGCGAGCAATTTCGTGCTCACCGGGATCAAGGAAAATCTGAACCTGGCGGAGCTTCCGGACGGCACCCGCGTGCATAAAATGACGCTGGCCAGCAATCCGACATCTCCGCGGAAGGAGCTCGGCGGCCTGACCTTCTTCGATGTCACCGGCGGAACCTATGATTTCAAGAAGTATCTGGCCTATGTCGGTGCGGAGCCGATTCCCGGCTTTCAGCTCCGGTATATCTATTTTATTGACCCGGGATGCCGGGCCAAACTGACGGTGCCTGAGATCCCGTTCTCCCGGATAGACGAGTTGGGAGCGGGAATGTATAAGGGCGCGAAGGTCTCGCAGGCGGAGAGGCATGCGGAGACCAAGGCGCAAGGCCGCTGAGTCGGCCTTTTTTCATGCGCAGGTAGTTCAACGGCAGAACGGTCATCTTTCCAGATGGCAGACGGCGGTTCGACTCCGACCTCTGTGCTCCACTTTGATTTTCGGAGGAAATCCATGCAGATCGAAAAGATTCCGGTCAGCAGGCTGAACCCGGCGGCTTACAATCCGCGCCGGGAGCTGAAGAGCGGTGACAAGGACTATGAGAAGCTCAAACGGTCCATCACGGAGTTCGGGATGGTCGAGCCGATCATCTGGAACCGGCAGACCGGGAATATTGTCGGCGGTCATCAGCGTTTCACCGTTCTGAAAGACCTGGGCGAGACGGAAATTGAGTGCGTGGTTGTCGATATGGATCTCCCGAGGGAGAAAGCGCTGAACGTTGCGCTGAACCGTATCCAGGGCGAATGGGACGAGGAAAAGCTGGCTGCGGTCATGGCCGACTTCGATAGCACTGCCTTCGATGTTTCCCTGACGGGCTTTGACGCGGACGAGGTGGACGCGCTGCTGAACAAGTTCTATTCCCATGAAGCCGCGGAGGACGATTTCGATCACGAAACCGCTGCCAGGGAGATCGAAGAGAACGGCGGCCCGGTCACCGAACCCGGAGACCTGTGGCAGCTCGGAGATCATCTCCTGCTCTGCGGTGATTCTGAGGACCCGGCAGTATATGAAAGACTGCTGGGCGGAAAACGTGCGCAGTGCGCGGTGACCTCTCCGCCTGTGGATCAGAAGGAATACGCGAAGAGCGGCCTCGATCCCTGGCTGCAGCGGATGGCCAAAGTGATCAATCTTCTGGTGCGCTGGGCGGAGATCGTCTGCTGGCGGACGGAGGACATGGCGAAAACCGGCAGCCAGTACATTGAACCCCTCGCGTTGCATTCCATGAAGCTGTTTGCTGACGCGGATTTCCGGCCCATCTGGAACCGTATCTGGAAGATCACCGGGCACGCGCCGGCGGCAGGCGCGCTGCAGTCCGCCTCCAACAAACCGGCAGCTGAGTATGATTATCTTTCCGCCTTTGCCGGGGATGAAACCGACCTGTACAATGATCAGGAATATACGTGGGTGTCGGCCTTTGCCTCCCATGCTTTCCAGTTCGTGAAGCGCCTGACGAAGGACGAGCGGCGCAAGTGGGGTTATGCCGGGGTGTGGGATATCGCCACGGCAGGCCGCGGGAAAACCGGCGAGCTGCAGATTCCGATTGAACTGCCCTGGCGGTGCATGAAGATGCATTCAGATGTCGGCGGCATGGTGCTGGACCCGTTCGCCGGTCTTGGCTCCACGCTCATCGCCTGCGAGCAGTCCGGGCGGAAATGCCGGGCCATTGAAAAAGACCCGCTGCACTGTGACCTGATCGTTCGCCGGTTCGAACAGTTCACCGGGATCAAGGCAGAAAAGCCTTAATTTCTTTGCTTTTCTTCCTCTTTTAAGCTTTCTTTTTCGGGGTGTCTCTGGTAACACTCACTCAGCCGCAGGGCGGCGATATCAAAGAAAGCGAGGACATCAAGATGAAGAACGAGTACATGGACAAGCTGATCCAGGAAGCGCAGGAGAGCGGAATCGTACACGGACGGGGCACGCTTTACGCGCTGCGCGCCTATCATCACCCGGAACTGGTGGACGGCGTGCTGGTTGTAAACGACCTGGGCTTTGATTCCACGATCAACGACATGATGGCCACCTTCGAGGCCGCGGGGATCAACGAGCTGATCATCACCGATCATTCTTCGGCCCTGATGGTTTGCCTGCATACGATCCTGACCCGGGGATGGACGATCACCGGCACCTATACCAAGGAGCCGGAGGACAAATGGGACCGGAAAGAATACGGCCTGCGCATTCAGCGCCTGTGAGAAAGGAGCGGCGATCATGACAGCTTTCAAGACAGGACTGACGGTAATGACCCGCGGGGTGGCGGACAGGATCGAAGCGGACCCGCTTTTCGCGGCCTTCGTAACGGAGAGCTTCAGCCGGTACCTTGGGTGTGACTGGGGCGATCTGGACAAGGATGACGCACGCGCCAACGATCAGGCGGTGGCTGACGGGGACGATAGAATCCTGGCGGCCTATAAGCGCGAAGGCTTCCCGGAGGATAAGATCTGGATTATTACCGAGTGGGACCGCAGCGCGACAACGGTACTTTTCCCGGACGAGTATTGATGAAAGGGGCAGAGAGCATGACGGGCAGATTTCCAACGCCGAAGGAGGTCGCGAGGATTCGCACCGTATATCCCAAGGGAACGCGGGTCGTACTGATCTCCATGGAGGACCCTTACACGCAGCTGAAGCCGGGAGACGCCGGAACGGTGGATTTCGTGGATGACGCCGGCCAGATTCACATGAATTGGGACCGGGGGTCCACATTGGCCCTGATTCCCGGAGTGGACAGTTTCCGGAAAGCATAAGGATCACTTTTTTCACATGCGCCTTCGGGCGCTTTTTTTGTTGGGAGGCGGAAGCGATCAGAAACCGATATGAATACTCCGCGGACGGTTCCTTCGTGAGAATCTTCTTCCGCAGCGGCGGGAGCTTTCTCATAGACGCGGAGGATTTCCCGCTGGTATCGGGTTTCAGTACCTGGCGGTGCGGCTGCGGAGGATACCCTGTGGGGAATATCAGCCGAAAGGCGACAGCCGGCAGCCGGCACATGCTTCTGCACCGATTGCTGCTCGGGGATCATGCCGGGGACGTGGATCACATTAACGGTGATCCCATGGATAACCGCCGGCGGAATCTCCGGGTGTGTACGCACCAGCAGAACTGCTTCAATCAGAAACGGAAGCGGACGAACACCACCGGGTTTACCGGGGTGAGCTTTTCGAAGCGGTCCTGCCGTTATGAAGCATACATTCACCGGGATGCCAGGAAGATTTACCTCGGCCTGTACGACTCTCCGGAGGACGCGGCTCGGGTCCGTGATGCTGCTGCGCAGGTATATCACGGGGAGTATGCCCGGCTGAATTTTGCCGGATGAGGAAGGAGGTGCCGGCAGTGCGATACAAGCCCACGCGATTCATGCTGCCGACATCCCATTACGATAAGGCCCAGGCGGATTTTGTGGTGAACTTCATCCAGTGCCTCAAGCATACCAAAGGCCGCTGGGCCGGCCAGCCGTTTCACTTGCTGCCGTGGCAGGAGCAGATCGTCCGGGACCTGTTCGGGATCGTGAAACCGGACGGAAAACGGCAGTTCAATACGGCATACATCGAGATCCCGAAAAAGAACGGAAAAAGCGAACTGGCTGCGGCCATTGCGCTGTATCTCCTGTTCGGGGACGGCGAGCCTTCCGCGGAGGTCTACGGTGCCGCTGCGGACCGGCAGCAGGCGAGCATCGTTTTCGATGTCGCCAATCAGATGCTGCAGATGACGCCGGCCCTGATGCGCCGGGCGAAAATCCTGTCCGCCAACAAGCGGATACGGAACAATGAGAACAACGGCTTTTATCAGGTGCTGTCGGCGGAGGTCGGCACGAAGCATGGCCTCAACGTTTCCGGCCTTGTGCTGGACGAGGTCCACGCGCAGCCGAACCGGGAACTGTACGATGTCCTGACCAAGGGCTCGGGCGATGCCCGGGAACAGCCGGTTTTCTTTTTGATCACGACCGCGGGAAACGATGTGAACAGTATCTGCTATGAGCTGCACCAGAAAGCCCTGGACATTCTGGAAGACCGGAAGATCGATCACACCTTTTATCCCGTGATCTATGGCGCAGACGAGTCCGAGGACTGGACGGACCCGAAGGTCTGGAAGAAGGCGAATCCTTCTCTGGGGGAAACGATCACGATGGAAAAGGTCAAGGCGGCCTGTGAAAGCGCGCAGTCCAACCCGGCGGAGGAGAATACCTTCCGGCAGCTCCGGCTGAATCAATGGGTGAAACAGACGGTCCGCTGGATGCCGATGCTCAAGTGGGACGCCTGTGCGTTTCCGGTTGACCCGGATTCCCTCCGGGGCCGGCGGTGCTATGGCGGACTGGACCTGTCCTCCACATCAGATATCACGGCCTTCGTGCTGGTGTTCCCGCCAGAGGACGAGAACGGCAAGTATGAAATCCTGCCGTTCTTCTGGCTGCCGGAGGAAACGATTGACCTGCGGGTGAAGCGTGATCACGTCCCGTATGACGTCTGGTCCCGGCAGGGATTGGTATTCACCACCGAAGGGAACGTGATCCACTACGGCTTCATTGAGGAATTCATTGAAGAGCTGGGCACGAAGTACGACATTCGGGAAATCGCCTTTGACCGCTGGGGTGCGGTGCAGATGTCCCAGAACCTTGAGGGTGCCGGGTTTACGGTGGTGCCCTTCGGCCAGGGATATGCGAGCATGTCGCCTCCGACCAAGGAACTGCTGAAACTGGTGCTGGAAGAGCGTTTGGCCCATGGCGGACACCCTGTGCTCCGCTGGATGGTGGATAACGTGACGGTGCGGACGGACCCTGCCGGGAATATCAAGCCCGACAAGGAAAAGAGCACCGAGAAAATTGACGGAGCCGTTGCGCTGATCATGGCCCTGGACCGGGCGATCAGGCACGAGAATGACGGCTTGTCTGTCTATGACGAGAGGGGGCTTTTGTTCGTATGATCCTGTTCGGAAAACGAAAAGCGCGGGACGAGCCTAAGAATACGCTGAACGGCTCGGGGTATTCCTTCCTGTTCGGGCCGACCGTGGCCGGGAAGGCTGTGAACGAGCGCACTGCCATGCAGATGTCCGCGGTGTATGCCTGTGTCCGGATTCTTTCTGAGGCGATTGCCTCCCTGCCGCTGCACTTCTATCAGTATAACGGCCAGGGCGGAAAGGAAAAGGCGCTTCAGCACCCGCTTTACAGTCTGCTGCATGACGAACCGAACCCGGAGATGTCGGCTTACTCCTTCCGGGAGACCATGATGACCCATCTGCTCCTGTGGGGGAACGCTTACGCGCAGATTATCCGGAACGGACGCGGTGAAGTGACGGCCCTGTATCCCCTGATGCCGGACCGCATGAGCGTGGACCGGGACGCCAAGGGACACATCTATTATGAATATTCCCGGATGGATTCCGACACCAATACGTTCGGAAACAGGCAGACCGTGATCCTCCTCCCGGAGGACGTTTTTCATATTCCAGGCTTGGGGTTTGACGGGTTGGTTGGATATTCCCCGATTGCCATGGCCAAGCAGGCTATCGGCATGGGCCTCGCCTGTGACGAGTACGGTGCCGCTTTCTATCAGAACGGTGCGCAGCCGGGCGGAGTATTGGAGCACCCGGGCGTGGTGAAGAACCCGCAGCGGGTCCGCGATTCCTGGAACGCGATCTATCAGGGCGCGCGAAACGCACACAAGATAGCGATTCTGGAAGAAGGCATGAGCTATAAGCCTATTACCATCTCTCCGGAACAGGCGCAGTTCCTGGAAACGCGCAAGTTCCAGATTGACGAGATTGCGCGAATTTTCCGGGTGCCGCCTCACATGGTCGGTGATCTGGATAAGTCTTCCTTTTCCAATATCGAGCAGCAGTCCCTGGAATTCGTGAAATATACGCTGTCCCCGTGGATCAGCCGGTGGGAGCATGCGATCCACCGAAGCCTCCTGCTGCCTTCCGAAAAACCGAAGTATTTTGCCCGGTTCAACGTGGAAGGCCTGCTGCGCGGGGATTATCAGAGCCGGATGCAGGGTTACGCTGTGGCCCGGCAAAACGGCTGGATGTCCGCCAACGATATCAGGGAACTGGAAAACCTTGACCTGATCCCGGAGGAGCGGGGCGGAAACCTGTACCTCATCAACGGGAACATGACCAAACTGGAAGACGCCGGGCTTTTCGCCGGGGAAAATGGAGGCACGAATGGCGGAGACGAAAATGGTGAAGATCGATCAGATCAAGCCATACGACAAGAACCCGAGGGACAACAGCGAATCCATCCCGCGGGTCGCTGAAAGTATCCGGAAATTCGGCTTCCTGCAGCCGATTGTCGTGGATGCGGACGGCGTGATTCTGGCAGGGCACACCCGGTATGCCGCAGCCAAGAGCCTCGGGCTGACGGAAGTTCCGGTCTGGTACGCCAAGGACCTGACGCCGGCACAGGCGCGCGCTTACCGGCTCGCAGACAATAAGGTGTCGGAGGGTTCGAAATGGGTCCCGCACCTGCTGGCCGCGGAGATCGAAGCCGTGGAGATGGAGGACCTGACGTTCGATGCCGCCTCCTTCGGCCTGGAATCCTCGGCTGACATGCAGAGGCGGAAAAGCTGGGAAAACTGCGGCAAGAAATGCGGACTGGAACCAAAGATATCCCTGCGGAAAAAGCATGACGCTTTTTACACCAGCTTTTACGCGGTCGGAAAAACCGGACGCAGTATCGATGAAATCAAAGAGGACCCGGGCATGGTGCTGCCGTTCGCGGAAAACCTCTGTGATTATCTGCTCCGGACCTACGGAAAAAGCCTTCCCTTCGGCAGCTGGTGCCTTTGTACGGCACCGAGACGCCGTCACGCGGAGGGCTTTCATTTTGCCACGGAGATCTGCAGGGCGGCGGCCTCCATGCTGGGCCTGCCCTTCTATGAGGGAGCCATTACCTGCGGGAACCGTGACCGGCTTCAC